CGGCTCTACCATCAACTCTTCCGTAGTATCAAATACAAACTCCGCCCTTAGGTCACCATATCCCACGTTATTGGTTAGGCGGTATTGCTCTCCGGTGATTGCTCCTGTCTCGTTGTACTTAAAATTGATTTGCTTGTACAACTGTGGCTTTTCTACTTGGCTTTCTGTGATGTCGAAGTATTGACTTAGGTTGACATCGGTTCCCGCCGCGTACCAATCGCCCAATGGCAACAGGTCGAATGTCGTTTCGCTTGTTGGTATGATAACAAGGTTAAACATCTTACACAACGAAGCGAGGAAGTCGGTAACCTTTTGCTCTGGCATCAGGTCACTAACGTACACGGTTGCTCCTATTGATTGAGAGGCAGCGTTATACGCAGAGGCGTAGACGGTATTAGGTGCGAACTGAAGCGATACTTCTATTAAGTTAGTGTCGAATGTTACTGGCTCGTTTGTGGATGCTTGAAAAGCAAGATATGCCGACTCACCATTGGTGATGGATATGTTCTCAAATGCGTAACCAGCAAAACTTCCGTTCTTAACCACCTGAGCGGTCAGTACACCGTTTACGAATAGGCCAATAGTGTAATCGCTCGTGTAGGTTGTTGTAATGTCAACTTCAAAACGATATACGTTACCCGAGCCAGTCGCTCCCTGTGGTGTGAATACACTTGTTGTGTAGTTCCACCAATCGGGACTGATTACGCTAACAGGGTCTGGTGCTTCAATCTTCTCAAATGGCATTGCATACGCCAAGTCCTTGTACATATAGCCAGCTCGGCGGTGACACCACATATACAACAGGTCGTAATCGTTTACATCGGTGATGTTTAGACTTATCCCGTATTTCGTAGATATAGCGTCTACAATCCTGCTCAATTGGATAGCTGGCTTAAGGTCGTAGTATTGAAGTCCGTGGTTTTCGTTTACGTTGTGGAAGTGAATGTTGTTCGCTCCGTGGTCGTTGTTTACTGAGTCGTAATACCACACGTCCTGAGCCGTAATCATTGGGTAGATAATTACCCCCGAATGAATGCCTGTCCCTGTTAATCCCGAATGGATTGTTGCTTGGTCGTAGTCGTGGTTGTATGCTGATAAGTCAAGGTCGTAAAGGTAGTCCTCACCGAATAGGTCAGTAAGGTTTACCAACTGCCCGTAAAAGGTGATGTCATAGGCATAGGGCGCATTCTTACGCATCTGCACGCCCTCCAACTCAATAGAACCATAGCGGAACACCAACCCGTTGATTTCAATGCGTCCTTCGGCACGTAATCGGTAGTCGGCACCACCGACAATATCCGTGCGGTAGTAATGCTCAAAGATAGAATTGTTCCGGGGTGATGCCGGAACACTGAACCCTTGCGTGTAGTCCGTGAAGACCTTGCTTATGTCTTGGATGTTTTGGACGGATAGGTTAATGGTAATATCCTCATCCCCGAACATATCAAGTTCTTGGTCACCTACAAATAAAGTTACCTTATTTCTCATCGGATGTTGTTACGAATGTCCCAAGCGATTTCAAACGACAAGGTGTAGTTAATCATTTTCTGATTGATTTCCTTTTGGTAATCTACTCCCGAATCTTGCGGGTTAACCGTGAACTCCACGCCTTCGTAATTGATGGATACCTTCTCGCTCATCAGCAGCTCACGGATAACGTCATCGTAGTTCTCCTGTACCCAACCCGTGTTCAATGTAATTACCTCTGTACTATTTACGTCAAACCTACGCTTCTGCATTGTCTGCGTAAGCGACTGAGGTGTTGTTGCTGATATGTTGATTTGTGGCATATACTGCTCTGCCGTGAATGACCCTGAGCGAGTAGATACCTTGAAGCAAGTCAGGTAATCAACGACACCAAACTTGTTGATGAACGATACACGTACCGGGGTGTACTTAGGTTCGCAAACTGATTCCACCGTGTAGGTGAATTGTGGCGTTACAGCATCCGTTCCAAATCCAACCTCGAACGTATCATTTAGCACTACGGCAGAACTAGCAGCAACCAAGAACGCCTGAGCATTAATCTTGTCGTAAGGGATATATACGATTCTGGTGTTGCTATTATTTCCAGGGGTGTAGTTAGCGACACCCTGCCAACTGCCACCAACATTCCTGTAAAAGAAATACATCCGAGACGGCAGGTAAATAGGCAGGGCGTAACTCGTGTCCGTAACGTACAATCTGCGGGGTGTTACCATCCGTCCGCTTGTGATTGTTCCACCTGATACTTCTTGGTACGTTAACCATCCATCCGTAACAAGAAACGATTGATTGCTTTGAATTACACCTGAACCCGGTGTACCTGCGTTTACGTATTCTGAGGATAACGAGAACTTACACCAAACGCCTTCGGTCGTAGACAATTCGTATGTGTTGGTGGTACTAGTTTTTAGTACCGAAGCAATCTTTTCACGGATTAACTCGCTGATTTCAAACGTAATAGGCGCATCGCTAATTGAATCCTTGAACAAGGTGTAGTCAATCGCTGGGCTTGTTGTCCGGTCACCTGTAAAGATTCGCAGGGTCAGCGTAGCGTTAATCAGGCCATCAGTACCTCCGGCACCTTTGGTCAACGTGATAAAAATAGGTGACCTTGCCATTTGTGGCGTGGTCGGGAATGTTGCAACAGGTATAGCCATTATTTACGTGTAAATGCTTGGAAGTCTTCCGGGGTTAATTCAAATGCCTTCACAATATCAGGCGGTAGTTTGGCAAAGTTCATTTTGAATGGGGAACTAAAAAAGTAACTCGGTTTGATACCGTTGTTGTATACCGACTTTGCTATTGCCCATTGCAGACTCTTGCGTGGTACAAAACGTCCGTTCTTATCCCGTACTCCCTCCAGACCTTTACGAACTACCCATTGAGCAAATGCCTTGGGTGGTGGCATCTTATTCGTGTACTTGTATGGGGTGTTGAACTTGCGCTTTACGCCACTAACGCCCTTGTCCTGGTACTCGCCATAATCCTCCATTGAGAACGTAAGCGAGAACGAGTTTGGGCCAACCGACAAATCGTAGTCAAGAGAATTGTACAGCTCCTTTGTACTGTTCTTTTTCTTCTTGGTAAGGTTCTGCCTCGCCTGTTGAATTACACGCTTTGCAAATCGCTCTAATGCAGCTTGGACAAGTTCCTTGCGTGGCATTAGCAGATAGAGATTTCGGTATTGGGAACAATCATATCAAAGGTCAGGTTCCACCCGGTAAGTAGGTTCTCAAATCGCTCCGTAAACGGCTCGCATATAATGTCACCTTCAATCTCAAATTTGTCCGTGTACAACGTGCCTCTACGCAACTGCGATTGCAATCCATTTAGAATAGCAAGAGTCGTATTCAAAATATCCTGTTGATTGTCCACGCCAAAGAACGGCTCATTCTGATTGCGGATATCCTGCTTTGTTTCGTCTACGATATCCATACATAGCACCGACACGTTAAATCGTATTACGTGGTCTGCGAATGTTGCTTGGTTAACCATAATGTGCGCCAACGGGAATATGGTCTGCTTGTTCAGGTCAACATCAAATATATCGCCAAAGGTCACCACCTTAACCAAGGGATGTGAGGATAGATATTCGTTAATCTTTTGGGTGGCTAAATAAAAACTTCTCATCTTTTCATCATTGCTAATTCAATATCATTCTTTTCTTTTTCAAACGTCAAATATGTTAGAGCTTGGTGGACGGGAAGTTTAGTAACGTCTCCAAATTTGAGGACATCTCCAGAAGCAAGTGCATAGATGGATTGATACCATCCCCACTTTTGTCCGAATTGAGCTTCCCTGGTGTAGGGGTTGTCTGCTGTTTGGCCAAAGAGCGCAACGTATGTGTTGCTAATACGTTCCCTAAACGATAAAAAAAAACCAGCGCTCCAAGCACTACCGAAGCGGGCATCTCTTTCATTATATCGTCTCGCTCGTCTGTTGCCGTGTACGCTTCAATATCGTAGCGTTCCCCTTTCTCTTTGGTTACTGGGCGGTACAATACGGACATTGCCTTATGCATTGTTGCCCAATCTGAAATGTAACTATCCAAGTCAACGAACTCACCTAACGAGATTTCATTTAAGGCAGGGATAAATCCGTACTTGGTTCCGTTCAATTCAATAAACTTTGTAAGACCTGGCTTTTCGGATAGGGTCTTAGCCAATGTGTTTAGGACGTTGACGGCATCCACCAGGCGGACGTTCGGCAGGTCGGAGAATGGAACATTGCAGAAGATTTCGAGCATCTTCATTTGCTTGAACTCACCTTCTCCCTCAATACGAGCAAATCGCTGGTATTGGTCTAGCGTGATTTCATCAAGCGAGGTTGGTACTACTAATTTAAGTTCCATAGATAAATAACTCAACGGATAGAATACCTACCGTAGTTTGGTTTAGAAAGTTTATTATAGACGGCATACCTGCTCGCATCCAATGCGTGGTCCATCACGCTAATAGGTTTATTAAGCAAGTTGCCGTTCTTGTCCTCCGTCCATTTGTAGTTCTGAAGTTCTTTGATTAGATTGTTGCTCCGTGGGGTAGCAAATATCTTGTGCCGCTTCAGGATATCAATACCTGCGTTAATCGAATCCTGCCCTTTGGCAGTTGGTTTAATGTTCCAACCGAATCGGTGCAGCTCTTCAATGGATTTAGGTTCGGCACTATCCGCAAAGATTTCATCCCTCCGGTCAAGTCCTAACGATTGTAGGTGGTGATGGAGGTCACGGTTGGTCATCCCGGTACGGTATAGCAGCTCGTCCAAGTATAAGTTATCCCCGTGTTGGTAGACTGCCACAAGGGCGCTGGGGTCGTTCGTGTAACCGAAATCGAGGCCATATGAAATTAGTTTTGCTTCTTGTGGGATTTCAGATGTTCCGAATTGAAAGATAGTAGCACGGCTCATACCACGCTCACCAAGACCGTAGATACGCCAATAGTCCTCGTCTGTTTCTTTTAGGCGTTCGATTTCATTCTTAATCTGCTCATCAAGGAACGGGTTATCCCGGTAGGTAGTTTGGTAAAAGTCGCAATCCTCACGTGGTATTACCCGGTCATAAATCCAATGGAAAGATTCAGACGGGTTGTAGTCAAGAATTATACGACCATCGGTACGAAAGATAAGCTGCTGCCAATCTTCGTAAAACAATTCGTTTGCCTCGTTAATGTAAAGCAGGTTCCGTTTACGTCCCCGAATCTTTTGCGGTTGGTCAAGGGAAATAAACTCAACAAGGTTACCGTTAAGGTGGTACTCGTGGCTGGACTTGTTGTGGAACTCCTCCCGGTACAGGTCGTGGTTCCGGAGAATATCAAAGAAGTCCCGCATAACCGAAGC